CAATCATCATCGCAATCATTAGCACATTCAAAACTAGGCCGCAAATATTTGCACATGCCTATATTACCACCTATGAACTCCTGAATCAACTCTTTTTTCATTTTCCCCATCCTGGAACCGGAGTCAGCATCCGGTAATACTCCTCATCCAATACGATGATCCGATGATTAGGATACTCATCCATGAACTGATGCACCTTCTCTTTGGCCCCCTGCATCCAAATACCCTTAACCTCAATCCATATTCCAGACGGACATGCCCGAAAATCTGGAACATAATTCATCCCATTATTGAGCCGGAATCGAAAACACTCATAGTCATAAGGTATCTGATGAAACCGCATCCAACGGGCAAAATTAGCCTCCCACATGCTTCTTACTCGATGAGAAAGATCAGACTTAAACTCCCCATCATTTGGGCACTCACTCAAAACCGATGAATAAATGCCGGAGAACCGTCTATTAACCTCGCCCTCATACGTGAGAAGCAATTTTATCAACTCAGCTTCGGATTCAACCACGATCCCGAGATGATCATAAGCCCGTCTCGAACGACCCCATGTGTCACGATAAGGCAAGCAATGCCCTCCTCAATACAATCCGCTTCACCTTGTCATAAAGAGCTTTATCTTTAATCCAATCTTCTACGGCATCACCTTGAACCCTATACTCCTTTTTAAGGCCAACAAGACCTGATGGAGTATAGACCCACTTTTTCTTATCCTGGACCAAAACTTCCGTTTCCTTAGCAAATTTCAAAACGGTATCAAAATCCAGAACATCGCCCTGAATAAATCCATCAAAACTCACTGCCGCAGTCTGATATTCTCCCTTCAATTTAGGCGGACCCACCTTACTCTTCTCGACCGTAAAAGCATTATTCCACCGCAAGGGCCTTGGTATAGTCCCTTTACTCATGTCCGGCGTTTTCGAGCGAATCCTGACAATCAAAGAAGGCGCAAAAAGTTGATGCTTCCCACCGGGCACTGTTTCAGGAGACCCCCAAAGAACTCCCGGCTTCTCTCGAACCTGATTAATGAAAATGAACATGGGCTTTCGACCGGTAACGAGCGCCGAACGATTCATTGCCGCTCCCCACTCCCGGAAAGCTCGATTCATCAACATCGCGCCCTTCCCGACAATGGTATCCTCAACTGACTTGGAAAGTTCCGCTTGATTGCTCATACTGGCCACTGAATCCAGCACCACAAGATCAACAACACCCTCAACCAAAAGCTCCTGAATGATGTCAATCGCTTGCTCTGCCATCTCAGGCTGGCTCAAATGCATGTCTCCAAGATCGACCCCCACCGTTTGAGCCCAAGAATTCAGAAATGTCCCCTCAATATCCACATAGACCACTCGCATAGTGGTACTCTCATCATCATGCTTCTCCCACTCACAATCTGATGCATGAGGAAAACTTTTTGCTTCCGGATCAAAAGTGGCGTAACAATACCGGCAAGTTTGTTGAGCCGCCGTTATGACCCGAAGGGCGATAGTCGATTTCCCCGCCCCCTCATCGCCTTTGATCATAACAAACCGGCCAATAGGGAACCCGCCCCCGGTAGCCCAATCCAGCATGAAAACGCCAGTAGACAACCGGGGAACGAGCGAAGATATTCTCGATTCTGAAGGAGTACAAACAATCCCGTCGCCATGCCGCTTCTTAAGACCCGTCAGAACCTCCGAAAGTGTCTTTGGCTTGGGATCATCAGGCATCTTTCTTTCCAGCCTTCAGAACCGAATCCCTTTCCATGATCACCCGAGCCTCAACTAGGTTATTGACTTGCTCAATAACTTCCCCTACCTCTTCCACATAGCAAGGGATAGCCACTGATACATCGATACGAGCCGAACGGTAATTCCCGAGATTCAAGGTCAACCCCTTGGATACGGCAATTTTCGCGGGCTCAGTCACAAAAGGCGTGATTTCGATCTCCTCTTCCTTATCATGCGTTTTCTCTTCTACTCCCGCCTTAAGCATGGTTCGAGTAACGGTTACTTTCCCCATCTCCTTGATCTTTTTCTTTGTTTCAGCCATCTTAGACCTCCTTATTTCATTTCATCCCAAGGCCACGATTCTCTTACCTGAGAAAAGTAGTTCTTGGATCTCGTGCCTCCCGTACTCCGGCAAGCACCCTTAGCCTTTATCATTGCATTAACCATTCGCTGAGTCCAGACCCGTCCAGTAGAAATCCAATAAGGAGTTTCAGGTATCTTCCCTTTCCGAACCCACTTCCGGAGAGTCTGCATAGTAATTCCCAACTTATCGGCCACATAGCCAGTAGAGTAGGCTTGTACCAGCTTTCCCGACTTAGCATTAACTCGAACCGGAGGAAGCGGACCCTTTTTTCTACCTCGAATCTCAGTCAAAGGACATTGCTTTTTTCGATATTTCCTAGCCCGCTCCATTACTTTCGCTCGATATTCCGCATCACCTTGGTACTTTTCCCTCCGCTTCCGCAGAATTTCCTCTTTGTTTTTCTCGTAATAGTCTCTTTGATACTTCCGTTCACTATTCAAATCAATCACCCCCTTGACAATTAAAGATAACACATATAAAAAACTTTGTCAAGTTTTCTCTACTCTCTCCACACTGGCTTTATACTTAATGTACGTTCCTCGCCGGGGACCATTAAATAACTCTATGCAATCAGAGATATTCCTATCGATCACATCCACTACCACCGGAGTTGGCTTATGCGGATGGTCCCGTAATACTCTGCCAATCGTTTGTTCCACATCAGACCTCGGCATCGCCAAGACCATAACATCCATTCTCGGAACATCGAGCCCCTCCTGTGCCATCTGGTACGTCCCGAAAATAATATCCGCGTGATCCTCGGCTTCCTCATACTCCTTTTTCTTCATCTGCCCATAATATAAATACGCCTTGGGAGACCCGCACCCCTCAGCCTTGGCCAGCGTCTCCGTAATCTTCTTAAGCGTTTCAGCATGCTCCCGCCTCGATGTCATCACCATCACTTTACGCCCAGCCTTCCAAGCCGATACCACCTGACGAGCAATTAAGGCATCTCGATCTTTCTTAGCCACAATCAGCTTCTCCAAAAACGGCCTCTTGATCCTCCCCAATTTCCCATCCCGGCCTTTCTCTCTCATCCAAGGTTGCACCTGATATGAGCCGTTATAAAGCACCCTCTTGATCTTTGGAGTCAAGAGCAAATTCTTACCCTCAACCACCACCGGGCCGATATGACACTTGAAAATTCTCGTAGTCCCGTCCTTCCTCCTTGGAGTAGCCGTAAACCCTATCCGCAGAGGAGCATCGAACATGGTAAGGCACTCACTCCAACGTCTCGCACCGTATCGATGGATTTCATCGCAAGCAACCACGCCATAATGCCTCCAAAACCAATCCGGAGCCCGTTGTTGGAACTTCTCGGAAATGAGCGTCTGAATCATGGCAATTGTGATATCGGCTTTTTTTACCTTTTTCACCCCCCGCACTACTGATACAGTCACGTCCGGGCATACCAACGCAAGAGCCTGAATCCACTGCCTAAAAAGGAACTCCTTGTGAACAAGAATAACCGTCCGCATCCCGAGTCTTGCTATGATCTCCGAACCCATAACCGTCTTACCCGATCCCGGCGGCGATTGCAGTATCCCTCCCATGCTTTGCGTGATACACGGGCTTTTCAGAAACCCCTCTATGAGCCTGACTTGCTCACCCCTTGTCCGAAAGCCTTCCAGGGCCTCAGAATTAATCTGGAGCCGTTCTGGCGGGATTTTGGGATAGGTGAACACCGTGGATGAATCAGGCATCGCCATAGGAAGATCCTTAAGAATACCCCTCAACTTCTTATCCCACATCGCCATCCGTGGAATCCAAAGCATATCCTCATCTTCCTTGAACCCCACTACAATTTCCGGATCATCACCATCCTTAGCCATGTACTGAAAGATTTTGAACGTCAAGCTATCTCGGATTTCTCGGGCCTGATCTTCCGAAATCTCCGTCCCCACCTTCAACCCAAGCCATGACCCTAGCTTCATTCCCCTACCTCTTCTTCAGGAGACCGCTTAATCTCATTCTCCAGGGCATCAAGACGGCTTAGAATCAAATCATAATAAGAACGATATTTCTCAACCCCAATACACCTTCTCCTTAAAACCTTACAAGCAAAAGGAACCGTCCCACTCCCCATGAACGGGTCCAGTATCACATCCCCTTCATTCGATGCATAAAGAAGCATCCGCTCTGCCAACGCCAGCGGCATTTGAGCAGGATGGGCTTTTCTCTTCGTTCCAGGCTCTAGGATAGCCTCTTTTGAAGCCATGCACCCTCCTGATATAAATGGAATATCATCCCAAATGTCCTTTATAGAATGAGAGTTATTTTGACGGCCCCATGGTAGCGCCGCCGTAGATACCCGTTGCTGAGCACCATAATTAAATGTGTACTCCCGAGTATTCTTTACATACCAAAGAATGGGTTGATATCCAATGCAAAACCGATTCTTTACCGGCATAGAGGAATTGAACCACACAATCATATTCTTGAAATGTAGTCCCTCCATCTCCAAAAGATGCATCATCTCCCCTACCATCGCTTGGTACGTCATTAAAAATATCGATCCACTATCAGATAGGGCATTTGCACAAGCAGATATCCACATTTTACACCACTCTAAATACTCCCCCCGATCCATCTTCTCCTCATACACCTTGCCAAGATTGAAAGGAGGATCCGCAATAACCAAATCCACATTTTCCCTCAACTGTGATACTACCTTCACACAATCTCCGCAATGTAATTCAAGCATTTTTACACCTTTGCTTGGCCCCAACAATGAGAATACGAACCCTCAGCAATCAAAGGAACACATAACTTGACTGCCTTTTCCATCTCCTCAATCACGAGCGCCAATCCCTCTTCCGCCCAATCCTCAGGGCACTCTCCAATAATTTCATCATGCACCTGAGAACACTGACGGAAAGAATACCCGTGATCCATAACCTTACGCTGAATATTACGAGCAGATATCTTAACCAAATCCGCTCCAGACCCCTGAATAACCACATTCACTGCTTGACGATGAAAGGCCATCTTTTTCTTTTTCTCATCCCAATTGGACATGGAAAGACTTGACCACTCAGGGAACCGCCTCCGGCGTTTGGTAAGAGTTTGAACATAGCCTTGGTAATCAAGAGTATTCCATATCTGAGAATGGAACTTTTTAACCCCAACATACTTACCAAAGTACCGTTCCGAATACTCTTCTGCCTCCTCTACACTGATATCCAGAGTCCGGGCCAGGAGCCAAGGGGACATCCCGTAAATTAAACCAAAGTTGATAATTTTTGCGTGTTGGCGAGTACAACCACATTCATCGGCGGTAATCTGATGAACATCAGCCCCCTTGGTATTGTAGGCTTCCAACAAGGTTGGATCTTTTGAGAAATGGGCCATCAATCGAAGCTCAAGTTGAGAGTAGTCAACACAAATAATTACATTACCTTCCGCCGCAATAAAAGCATCTCGAATTCCCTTCGCAACCCCGTAGTTTCTAGGGATATTTTGCAGATTTGGCTCCTTTGAGGATAACCTACCCGTCACCGTTCCAACCCCATTAAACGTAGACCGCACTCTACCATCAACTTCTTTTGCCCATTCTTGAAGGGGAGTCGTGAATCCCGTTTTTACCTTACTCCTCTCTCGCCAATCAGCAATTGCATCAAAAATAGGATGCTCACCTTTATAGGATTTAAGAACTTCCGCGCCAGTAGGCCAATTCCCCGTCTTATTCCGCTCCATCTCCGGCTTAGGCTTAAATCCCATAACCTCAAAAAGAATCCGGCTTAATTGCGCCGGAGAGGATATCAAAAACTTCTGACCGGCCTCATGGTGTATCTGACTGACAAGCCCCTCAAGATCGGCCTCAAGAGCCGCCTCCATTGTTTGCAGGATATCCGTATCAATCGTCATCCCCTGCAATTCCATTTCCACAAGCACCTTCAAAAACGGCATTTCAAGCTCATGGAAAACCTTATTCAACCCCTCTTCTTTAATCTGAGAATCGAACTTTCCAAACCACAATCGCCAAGGGGCCTCCACATCATCGCAAGCATATCGAACCTTGATATCACCTAAATGCTCATCGTTTACAGCATCATCAAATTTGAGCATCTCGATCCCAAGATGCTTTTGCACTACATGCTCCAGTCCATGGCGACGATCATTCTCATCAAGAATCCAATCAGCCACCATGGTATCAATCAACTGACACTTGAACACTGAATCTTTATACCCGGCTTTTCCCAAGTTAACTAGCAGATGTTTGAGATCGAATTTGATATTGTGGCCTAAAATGATTTTCTTCGGATTATTCCACACGAAAAACAATCTTCGACACACATACTCTAGATCCCATCCCAAGGTAGACCCCCCATCTCCCTTATAAACGAATGGAACATAGTAGACGTGATTTTCCGTCTTGAACTGGAAACTCTCCAGGGTAGCTCGAAAAGGATCAAGCGCAATACGCTTTGCCGCCTTGGATTTTTTCCCCGGAGGAACTTTATTCTCCAAATCAAAAGCAATGACCGGGCTTTCAAGAAGCTCTTTGATCATTGAATCCAAGTCCTCATTCGTGAGGACAATGGTTATATCCTCCTTATTTAGTAGCCCCGCCACTACCGACCGCCTCCATCCCGAAATTACCTGCCGGAACTTTCCGTATCTCTGGCTCCGACCCCACTTCCACGGAATCAGCCCGAACCATCAAGCCGATATCCACCGGAGGATCATTATCAGGGAAATCAAAAACGATCTTTCCCCCACCATCCCGAGCCAGCTTCACGGCCTTCTCCAGGTCCGGATAGCGTACCGAAAGATTTCCCTTTCCCCGCCTTACCGGAACCACGACCAAAGGCATCTTGGTTTCCCTCACTTCCCTTGTATCCTTCACGCCCATTTTCTCTCTCCTTTATTTTTGCGGGAAAATATCCGCACATAATGCGGTATCTTTCCCATGTTCCACGTGACACATGATAGAAAGTATAAAATTAATTATACTTAAAATGGCACGTCATCTTCCTCCGGGGGAGCAGAAGCCATCGGCCCACCGCCAAGCCTCTTGATGATCTCTTCCCTGGAAAGAGGCTTGAACACTTCCATCAAATCGGGCTTCTCCCCAACATCGGGCAAACCGGCCAAATCTTCCTTGCCAACGGAATCGAAAAGATCCCCGCAACTGGCCGAATTCTCATCCGAACGAGTTACCGCAAAGCGAAGCCCGACAAGGCCACCTTCCCGACGCTCCTTCAGAGTCTTGATCTGAGTCAGAGTTTTCTTCTTTGCCACGAAAAAAATCCGACGGCCAATCCCTACTTGCTTTCCGGATTTCTTGCTTGTGTACCCGGTCATGTCCCGAGCAAGGAAAATCCCCACATAAGAAGCATTATCCCCACTCTCGCAGATCGGGCATCCACCTTCCAGCTTGGATCGGCATGTGAACCAATTCAACCAACTTCCATTGAGATTCAGTTGATGCTCCCAAAAGCAAATTGGCTGATCCGTCTCGAAAACAATCTCCTTGGTTGTTCCCGGCTTAAGCCAGAATCTTTGGATATCATTCGACATCCGCTTTTCGTACTCTTTTTCGGCCTCCGGCAGACCCTCAAATCCGTCATCAGCCCAACTTCCATCACTCATGATACATACCTCCTCGGTTTTTCTAGGCTATTTAGCCCGTTAATTTAGGGCACTGAGTCCCTTTATGTAGTGCTCTATTATAGAGCATATAAACCTATTTGTCAACCATCTTATCAGCCATAAAATGATCGGAAGATTCTTTAGCTTTCGCTTTACGCTCTTTCCGAGCCTGATCCATCTCCCGCTTGGTACGAGCAACCCACACATCCATAATTTCAGCCGTTGATAAAGCCTCCTCTAAATCGACACCCGTAAAATCAGTAGGCTCTTTATAACCCTCAAAATATTTAACGGCGTACATAGGAACTCTATCCTTGAGTTTGAGATAGGCTTCGATCATACCCCGCTTTCCGGCATTATCGTTATCCAAGAACCAATACACCGGCAAATCCCACTGGACCAACGTTCGAGCCTGATCTTTAGTCAATGCACTCCCAAGAATGGCCACTACATCCCGAATACCTGATTGCCAAACATGCAACGCATCCATCGTCCCTTCTACCGCCACAACCACTTTACCCGAAACATGCATATTCTCCCCGTACAAGTACCTCCCCTTCTTAATTCCACTTACCGTCCAATATTTAGGGCCTGGATCACGCTCCCGAATCTTGCGTCCAATAAAACCGGCCAACTCCCCTTGAGCCGTCCTTATTGAAAACATGAGTCGCCTATTACGTTTGTCATGCCCAAGACCCCAAGCCCGAGCCGTATCCAAAGTGATCCCTCGATCCAACAAGTAACGCGGAACACTTCCAGCATAGGGAGACCACCACTCCTCCGGCAAAACATCCTCCCGTCTCCGGTCAGGCTCATAATCATAAATATTATTCACCTTAGCTATTACGTCTAAATAATCCTCATGCAACCACTCCTGCATCTCAGCCGGAAGGGATTTACCTGTCATTTCCATCCACTCCCAAACCAAAATCTTCAGATCCGTCCCCTTAGTTTTGCATGAATAGCAGTTATAGCTCGAAGGTCCAGAAGGATTGATCTTCACTCCGAATGAAGGGCTCCGGTCAGTTCCCCCATCATGCCGCCAATGCCTCATTGGACAAGAAGCATGCACATTATTCTCATCGGATCGAATCTTATCACACCCAATGAACTCAAGAATCTTCTCGATTTTCTCCGCTTGCATCCTCTTTACTCCCGGATCCACTTTTGGAAAGAGCCTCTATTAACTCATCCATCCTGAGTTTCATCTCCATACCCAAAGCATAGTAACCAAAAGTTTTCCAATTCCTGCGGCACTCCATGGTCAAAGTATTCCCTAAAACTACTTCCGCACTGATCCCCAAAAGGAAAAGCTGAATATAAGCCATGTAAAAACATCTGACATCGACATCCTGAAGGACAAAATGAACCCACTCTTTATCTTCATCCTCAAGTTGATTGAATGCCGCGATAACCATCCCCCCGGACCCGCAAGCCGGTTCACTGATCCTCAGCACCCTTCCAGGCTTACGATCCACATCCAAAAGAGTCAAAGCAGATATTATCTGACTTAATGACGATGGAGTAAAAAACTGCCCTCCCCATTTACTGCTTACCTCTGATTCTTGAAAGACACTCCCGAGAAAATCCGTAGGCTCATGCTCCAGGGCCTCAACGGTAAGGCTTAAAAGCTCAACCATTCGACCCATACTCGGTTTATCATACCGTTTGAAAATATCAAGGTATGACTTCTCAACCTCAGAATCCTTGTGAATCGAGTTATAAAGCGAACTCCCGGCCAACACGAGCCAATCAGAAAATACCTCATGCCTCCCGTAACCGGAAGCTACTCGATCCATCTTTTTTATGAACTCGGTTTCATATCGCATAATGTTATTATGCCCTTTATAAAACGTTTTGTCAAGTTTTTAAGCAAAAATTAATAATCCGGCTCAGGTTCATCTACGATTCCTGCTTTCTTAGCCTTAGTTGGATCGTGCTTCGCCTTTGTAGACTTAGTTGGATCCTCATATCGACCCTTCTCCGAGAAATCGCACTTATCGAAATCCCAATTCAAAAGAACCGACACCATCTCATCCTCTCGAACTTTTAGGAGTCTCAATACCAGTTCTTTTTCCGCTACTAATTTATCATTCCGGAAAAGTCCTACCACTATATCAGCATTCTGGACCAACCTATCAGCCCCTCCTACACTCTCCAGACCGGCTTTCAACTTCTTGATATTCACATTACGGTTAAACTGGACTGTCCCCACCACCGGAATATCAACTCTCATCGCCATTTGCTTTATCTGATCAGCCACATTTTGAACCCTCTGCCACGGCTCCCGAGTTTTAAGCCCGTCCTGCATCAAATAAAGCCCGTCAATGAATACAATATCAGGATTCAACTTCTTTATCACGATCTCCAATTGGGCCGGAGTAGCCGCCCAGCCACCTGAGAGAATCGTAAATCCTTCCTTTGGGGCCTCCTCCAACTTTTTCTTATACATGGCCTCTACGAATACCCCAAGCTCACCCGCCCTCAACTGATGATATGGAACCTTCGCCACAAGAGAATCAAGCCTCCGGCCAATCGTGTTCTCTGCCATCTCGAACGTCACAAATAACACCTTTTTCTTGGCTTCCCAAGCCGCCTTGGCCATGTGTAAAATCGCCCATGTCTTTCCAACACCGGATCTCGCCACCACAAGCACGAAATCCTTCTCATGCCATCCGAACGTAGCCCCGTCCAACGTCGGCCATGGGGAAGGAATCCCATCGATCCCAACAACGGACTTCACCCTATCGTACTGCTCAACCCTCTCCTTCACCGCATCGGCATTGTACGCCTCTCTCCAGGTGACAGACCCTATTTCCGGACCTATCTTCGAGACAATATCCACCGTCTCCTGCATCAACTCAGCCGCTTTAGCTGGATTCCGCTTTCTCAACGCTTCCACAATATCAACCTGAGCACTCGCAATCTTGTTATACCGTTCCCGGTTATAGAGTTCTTTGATCCAAAATTCCACCGGCTCTAAGGGAGTTGCCGGATCCGGCTCAAATCCCCACTTGAGCTTTAAGGTCTCCAAATCAGGAACCTTTCCAAAATCCCGATGATGAATCAATACTTGCTCGTAAACCTCTTTCTCCCTCTCCGAATGGAACATATCCGTTGAGATTTTCTCCTCAGCCGTCCCGAGAGTCCCTTCCTTAGCTATCGCCTGAATCAATGAATTTTCAATCCCCATTCAATCCCCCTACTCAAACATCTCCGCTATCTTATCCGCCCGAGCTACACGCAAACTTTTTCCATTTAACATAATGGGATACGCCAAACTCTTGACCAACTCCAGGTATGATTCCTCTATCTTCTTCAAATTCACACTATCCTGGAAGGTCAAAAATGTGATGTTCTTCTCTGCCGCCCGGTCATCCAATAACTCCCAAAGCACCTGAGTCTTATCCGTCGGAGGAGTAATCCGATCCAACGCCAGCACTGGAACCTCAATCAACCGTTCGCGCCAAGTGGTATCCTCATCGTAATTTTCCCGCCATTTCACAAGATCCAAAAGCCTGACCTGTGACATCCACTCTCCAGCCCCGCACTGATCGATCACCCGAGAAAACACCCATCCCATCAACCCCGTCTTGCCGGTTCCGGGTTTCCCCATGAAGGCCAACCCAATTCCATCACGTCGCATCGTATCAAGGTTATCAAGGTAAGTCTTAAGGTTGTGCTTGACTTCCTCGGAATGGGAACTCAAAAACGTCTTTGACCGGAATATGCGGAACACCCATTTGGGAGCCCCTGAGTCCATCAGCTTCGCCTCAGACGGATCCATCAATGCAACCCCCGGCTCCCCTCGTGAAAGCCCTTTTCCATTCCCCTGAGTAGGGCCTCAGCTTGCTCCTCAGTCAAACCCGAATCCTTTACGGCTTCCTTCGCCGCATCCCTGGATGCACTCACCATCTTTCGCTCCCCGAGATACGTGACAATCGCTACAATCAGCACTTCCAAAGGCCAGATTACCGTAGACATCGCCAAAACAATCCACGCTAAAATCGGTATCTCAGGTTTACTAGGATCCCCCATTATCTCTCGTGCTACAAATCCGAATAGCACCCCCCCAATCCAAGCGTAAGCAGTGATTCCCCCGATCAACAATTCCTGAGTCATAACAATCCCTCCCAAGTAAGTCCAGGTTTCTTGTTTTTCTTAGCTTCTTCCCACTCCCTATCAGCTTTCTCATCCCAATTATCCCTATCCATTTTCCACTTCAACATCCGAGCATACATACCGTAAAATATCCCAGCATGAATATTGTTTATCCCTAAATCTTCCACGAGTTTATCCACATTAGCAAAAAAATATGTAATTATGTTCTTTGTAATTGTTCCTCCGTACTCGTTTACGGCCATTTTCAATCTACTGGCCTCACTGGCCGAAATCCCTACTGGCATTCCAAGCAATCGCTGATACTCCGAGCGGTAGTGCTCCCTTATCTCCGGATAGGTAGGCTCATCGAAGTCTTTTCCGATGGAACCTTGGAATGGTTGTTTGGCCATCTTCCGTTCTCTGGCCGTTTTGTTTTTCTCCTTGGCAATTGCCTCAGCCTTTGCTACATCCTCTTTCCATCCCATTTCTTGATCCTCCTGGCTTTCTATACCGGTTGGGATATCTATTATTATTTCTTCTTCTCTTTTAACTTCTTTCTTTTCTTTTAAATGACCTGAAGTTTTTTGCGGATCTAAAGCCTTTTGACCCGCAGTTTTTTGCAGGTCTAGGGATTCTTGATCCGCAATATATTGCGGGTCTTGAGGAGGGGGTTTATGGTGGGTTGAGGACACTTTATACCGTTCGGCATTGACGTAAGTATGAGCAACTTTCCCTTTCGATCTCCGCTGACGAAAAATCAATCCGGCTTTCTTCAGATTCCGGATAGAGTTCTCGATAGTCCTTGTTGATTTTTTCAACTTCTTGGCTAGGGATTCGACTGACATAAACGCATACCCCGTTTGCCGAGAAGCATTCACGAAAAACCCGAATACAATTCCATCCAAAACGGATAGCTCATCGGGTAAATCAGTATAAAATGGTACGTATTCAGGCATTTTCGACCTCCAATCTAGGGTTTACATTACTTTTAAGGGAAATTTTTTGTATCCGCTACTCTCAAAAACCACGTTTTTCTCTCTACATTTCTCGATAAACCATCCGAGTTGATTATGAAAAAGACCTTCCGGGTCAACCCAATCCCTACCCATGTCCCCATCAGCATGTAAACGGGGTTCATGCAAGCACTCGATATCATAGTCATAACATTGATGATTAAATGTTATGGTAAGCCTAGCTCGTGATTTACATTGAGGGCAAGCAACATACGTGCGGAATAACTCCACACAAACGGTATTCTGAAAAGGAATTACTTTTCCCATGGTTAGACCATAATCATCGGGGAGGCCCCTCCCCACCGCCAAGTTAAAAGGGGCCTCCCCTTCAGGAAGGAAAACGCAAAAAGACCCTCACCGGAATGAGGGCCTAATTGGTATTGTCCACGGGTATGGGGTCCAGGGAACTCCATAACGGAGTAAATTGGATCCGTGGACATATTTGATCTTAAAGGTAACACACTTTTCAGGTGTTGGCAATAGCATTTTGAAGATTTTTTCCTAAACCCCATATTTTTACTCTACCTTAATAATCGTAGTGTGTCAAGCTATACCGTACTAAAATATTGAAAGCCAAGCAATTACAAGTAACTGTACTTTAATTAATTTCCCGCTCAACAATAGAAATCCATGTACGAGTAGTCTTTATCCTCTTCCTCAGACCAAATCGCGGCCATCAAATCCCCCCAAGCACGGTAGGAGAATACCCCTACCGTCCCATCAGAGAACTTGGGAATTCCGATTGCTTGATGCTCAGCGCCAGTCCATCTCAGCTTATGCTTGAGAACTTCCTTCCGAATGACCTCAATGTAATCGACCAAAGGATATTTAGGTTCTATATAAAGATCATCTTTAGGATTTATCGTCTCCAGGTATTCGAGATAATCCTTCCAGCGATGAGATCCATCAAATAACGATCTAGGAAACTCCGATTCATCCTCCGGATCAGGTCTGGTCCCGACCCATCCCCCCATCCATCCGACGGAAATAGGGAACTCATCAATTTCATCAGAATCTTCCAACCATTCTACTATTTTCAGGTCACTCATTGTTTTCTCCTGCTAATATCCGTAGAAATTCCGTTTCCTTGGCATCCTCAGGGATAGCCATTTTGAATAGTTCCTTCATGGCTTTCTCCTCGATTTCATTTATCTCAAATCCGGTTTTCCCCTGAATATCAGGGGCATCCATCTCGCAAATATATTCCATCACACCATGAGGATCTTTATCATCCCCAACTATGAGAGTCTCTGCCCCACGGCAAATATTCACCGGACAAGTGCTTTCATTGACATGAAACTCATGATTTCCAGCCGATTTATAACCTCTATAAACGAGGAAAATAGGCTCATCTTTCGGCGGAACAAATCGGCAGAGTACCCAACTTCGAGGAGAATAGGTAAAGCCACTAAACCATTTATCCTTGAACTTTTGAAGTTTGACGCTGGCCATATCTATGGAATCAAAATCCCGCTCCCCTGATAGGGCTTTCAGCACATCATTCAAAAGTTTTTCAGCCTCTTCCCGAGTTATACGTTCTTTATCGTGCTCACTCATTTTTTTCTCCTTCAGGAGGGAAAATTTCTACCCAATACTCCGGATCAAGGTAAGTTCCGCCGGAGTTATCTATCCATGCTTGTTCCCAATACCCATCCTGACCGTAGCCTATTGCTTCAACCCATCTGACTTGATAGATATCTCCCGTAAAACATCCGAGTATATGCCTTCCGTCTTTAGGGGGCGGTATTTCAGACGATTTATGCCACTTGCCTATCGCAAATTCACTCGTTGTCTCTGCCTCCATCAAGTAATCGAGGAGAACCTCATCCCGTTTAGCCTTACTCACCGCCAAGCTCTTCTTGAGATCCCACACTTGACGTTGAAGTTGATCGAGCCGATATTGTTGATCGTTAATTTTCAGATCCCATTCCTTAACTCTTTTTTGAGCCGTACTCCTTTGCATCTTAGTGCTCCTTCTTGCACTCTTCGCAAATCAAACTTCCCTCATTCATCACAAGCCGGGAGTTACAGTCGGTGCAGGTCAACATCTCCTTTTCCAAGAATGGTTTCTCATCCAGATCGATCAACCCATCTTGTACCAGCATAGAAACGAGGATCAGGGTATAATTGACCACATCCGCGCACATCTCCGCAAGGGATTCGGCCATGGTACGCTTTACAATCCATCCTTTGATCCGCCAGATTTGCTTGACGGCATATATCCACCATACATGGTATCGGTCGATCCACACTTCCGGCATAGCCGCCGCGTCAAAACCTTGATTGGGGTCATTGGACGATCCTCCGCTAGATTTACCTTTCTGGTACATGATCGGGAAACACCGGTTTTCCAGGAACGTCTTGATGATCTCCATTCTTTTTTCATCCGTCATTTCAAATTTACGCTCAGTCATTTTCATCCCCTTTCGGGAAATCTTCCGCATAATATGCGGCTTTTTTCCCATCTTTGAAGTTTTGAAGAGCCTGAATAAGATCATTTATTTCTGATTCTCTCCGGGCTTTCTTCTTGATTAAATCCAAAGCTGATTCCGCAAGAGCTTGAAATCTATGCTCATATCTTGCCCATCGATGTTCCCGAAACTTTTCTTTTACCACATTACTTTGTTGTACCATGTTTCTTCTCCCAATAATCCAAACGCTCAGTCGCAATTTTCCAGTATTCCAGGTCCAGTTCGATACCTATGAAGTCCCTGCCTTCTTGGATACAAGCTATGCCGGTAGTCCCTGATCCGGCGAACGGGTCAAGCACGAGTTGTCCATCTCGTGTTACGAGCTTGATCAACCATCTCATCAGTTCAACGGGCTTGACGGTGGGATGAATGTTCTTGACGTAAGCACTTTTTTCCTCCGGATTGTGTTCCCGTTGTCCTATCCCATCCCCCATCGTAGCTGAGAATTTTGACTCCAAGTGATCCAATCCCTCATTCCGCTCCCGCTTGGAGGCTTTCGCTTGATACATGAAAGGACATACCTCGATCACTGGAAAGAACCTCGATTCATCTCCTAGATGTTCTCCATCCAAGAGTAGGTTAGCCGGGTAGCGTCCTTCAGGTTTCAATTCAAGAGTAGCCCCATGCCTTCCACCTTGACCGTAAAACTTTCCGTAATTAGGTTGATCTTTCATTTCCCGACACTCTTCATTATGGGCGATACGGCAAGCATCAATATTGAATGCTCCCACCTCATGCTTACGGATCGAATCAACGGGTTTCCCCTCAAAAGGTTTCTGAGCGAGTAGGATGGGCTCCAGGGCGGGTTTGAGGGCTTGCAGTCCATACTTCCATCCTTCCCATTTCTGCCCCTCTTCCGAGCCGGACATAGTGACGTTAAACTCACCGGGCCACTGATAGTTATCATCACTATGGAGACTGCCACCGTGGGGTTGGGCGGCATCGCCTGTCCTCCCTTTCCCTACTCCAACTATCTTGCGAGTTACCCCGAGCTTTTTATCAATCGCCTTGCTTAGATCAGCCCCTTTTGGGAACCCGGAATTTCCAGTGATGAATATTTTACCCTTACGCCGGGCAACAAAAGCCCCTGACGAAACTTGCACACACCATACTTTCCCTTTGTATTCAACTTTAGTTACTTTTGCTCTCGTGCTTCGTACAACTTGTGTTCTTGGTTGTTTGGAAAAAGCATCAGATTTTCCAAAGAATTGTTGCGAGGATTGTGATCTTTGTGATGCACTACTTCCGTTTTTTTCAGGGGGCGTTTCAAATATTGCGCCATCACTAATCGGTGTTGCATAACATAACCGTCTTTCCTCGCCATAGTTAAAAATTCGGCAGGGCATCTCACATAAATAACGGAACCATAATTTCCCCTTGATCGTCTTCTGGTAACCCCTCCTTTCCATGCTGGGTTGTTCGGGCCTGACATTTTCTTGGAAAAGGATTTTTTGGCGGATTCTGGCCAGTTTTTCCTTCCCTTGTGTGAATGCTTCACTAATTCTTTGGATCGAAGTTGGCCATTGCATTTTTTGGAGCATGTCGGGATTTTTACTCGTTTGATCCACGCTCGGTTTTTCCATACTTTTTTCCCGCAAACCGGACATGTTATTTGAATCTTTCCGGGACATTGTTCCGGATTTATGGTTTTCCCCTTCTTTTTTATCCCTATCATTTTGTTTCCACATTTTCGAGAACACGTCTTTTTTCCGTGAAACTCCTTCACATTCTTCACTGAAAAGGGATTCTGGCAAATCGGACAAACTTTCCAAAAAGGGTACAGTCTCTTCTGATTCCAATGCTTCGGCTCGGATGAATACCTCTCTTCCATCTCGTTCAACAAGACAACGGTGGTTTCGGGACACGAGTTGACTTGTAAAATCTGATTCAATTCGATAAGCGGGATGTTCGTTCTCATAGCAAAAACTCCTAGTAGGTTTTTCAAAGTGAAAACTTTGCTTACCTGGAGTATAACATAATACATCCTCATCTTCAATGGATTTATGGTAGTGTTTCCACCCATTTTTCGTAAGTATTTCAGTATCCTCACTAAGGCACCCATAGATCCATCCGAACATGGGATGGATGATGAATCCTGCATCCTCTACGGCCACCGCTAATCGGTGATAGGTCCGGGTTCCGGAGAAAGCGAACATGAATCCACCGGGCTTGAGTACCCGAAGACACTCTTTCCATATCTCCGGGTCCGGTAGTCCGGCATCCCACTTTTTCCCCATGAATTTCAATCCGTAAGGTGGATCACATACGATAGAATGAGTAAAGTTATCACCCATTTCCCTTAAAACATTCAAGGCATCTCCTTGTTTAAGCATCCAAGTCATCTTATTATCTCCGCTTTTAATCTTTCAGTTCCCTCGAAACTACCACCACGGGCCTTCCACTCTTGCCGATTTTCGGAGAAACTACTACTTTAATAATTTTTGCTCTTACATCAAAAAATTCTCCAACAAAATTGAGGCGTTCTTCTAGTTCTTTACGAGAAGATGCAATATCTCGAATTTCCCATACCCCTTTCCGATTTGCCTCTATTCGAGCCCATAGTTCGACATTTTTAATCTTCATCGTTCCCCCTTAAAATGGTGGGCCGGGAAGGAGTTGAACCTCCAACTGATGAGTCAAAGTCATCTGTGTTCCCGCTACACTACCAGCCCACATGGTCGGGGCGGGGAGAATCGAACTCCCCATCCTAAGATACGCCAGTCCCCGATAACATTTTTCTCACCTGTTTTTGATACTTACGGAACACTGAGCGTTAGTCACCGCACGGTGTGCGGAACTTGCCAAGTCTCGTTTTGCTATTTCGGCCAATCGGGCCGGGGAAAGCTGGAAATAATTGTCGCACCATTCCAGATTTTCCTTACTACACGCTTGTGGAGTCATCTGATACCCGCCACGGCCATCCTCAAACTGGACAAAAACGTACTTATCAGAGAAGGAATAGATCCTGCCGTACTCAGAAGACAATTCCAGTCTACCGTCCCCGCCGGTAGTATATTTGACTAGCCTTCCCTCATCGTTATCGGTTGGATTAATCACTTTGATACCACCATTTACATTCCGAACATCGATCAACGGGAGTAGCAACTTGCTCACACCACGGATCATTCCCATCGCGCTTGACTGGGATTCTAGGTTTCCAACAATATCCAGGATCAGGCTCCGAATCCATAGGCTTAAAATGTGAGCTTTGATCACACATCGCAGGGCACCGCCTTCCCGGTCGCATATAGTAGCAAGGTTCAAAGCATTTGACGCTCATATTTACCCCTCCAGCATTGCTTCCTGATACTCGATTTCATCTTCATTCAAGGGGATTTTAATATCCCTAATGTCGCGGTGTAGATCTGCCCGCTCCCTAAAAAGCCTATTCATTTGACAAGTCTTTCTATCCCACTCTTTGGTAAGAACTTTCAAAATAATCGTAGGGTCAAATACCCTTTCGATGATGTAACCACGGTAGTATTCGGACCATCCATATCGATCATCAAGATACTCTCCCCACTCTTCAAGGAAATGCTCATCCTGATTGATATCAGTAACCGTGTATTCCCATGTTCCATAGATGGAAGACCGTTTTACCTTATACCGAAAAACCTTGAGTGTCATGGTAACACCTCCACGGTATCCAGGAGATTTTTCCACTCTGGCCGGACCTGAGACGGCTCCAGAACGATGATTCGCTTCGGATCGATAAGTTGGGCATCCTTGCTCATTAACTCCAGGGAGTAAGGATACCAATCCGTAATTGACCGGATTATGATAGTAGTAACCCTATTAGGATACCCCCGCCTCTCTCTCCTTTCGATCCTCCGAACTTTTCCGATTCGGAGATGAGATGTCTTTCCGATGGGACTGGCGAAGGTGATGATATCACCGGGCCTGATGGGACGGCCTACTTTATCCAAGATTTCCATTCTACCCCCCGCAAGGTATATCCTCACCCCGGTCTTTTAATTCCTCTTCTACTTCGAGGATGAGATTCTCATCAAAGTCGCCCTCATCCGCATGCTGATTACACATCCAGGTCAGGTAACTTGTCGGAACATCCCAAAGGGGCTTTCCTGCATGCTTTCCAAAACCCAGGACGGCATAGCCGTTTTTATCCACTGACCATTTCATTCTCATGCCAACCCGTGATCGATTTGCTCCTGGCATTCCTTCTTGGTTGCGAACACTCGGGATTCGCTGAAAAAGGGAGGGCCGCTTCTCCGATACCCAGTACACCCAAACACTTTGGGATTGCTTATCCGGTAGCTGATTTCCGCTTTCATTACTTCATCCCCATCCATGGAACACGTCTTGGTTACCTGGATAACTTCTATGGTTCCACTGACGGGCTTGTGATGGTAGGAATGATTGGATATTTTACCTGATCCACGGCATTCCGGGCAGAGCATTTTCCGCTTGTCTTTCCCTTGGATCTTGCCTGATCCTCCGCAAAATCCGCACTTCTTAGTCTCGGTTTTTTTGACACTTTGCGGGCTCATCACCCATACCCTTTGGCCAAGGGCAAACTCGCAAACTACGTCCATCTTAGGCATTTTCTTTCCTCCCTTTTTTCTTAGCTTTTCAGCCATGCCGGAACGGGTTTGAGGAGCTTTTCCGAGACGGTAGCCAGTCCTTCAAAGTCTCCTATCTCTCCCCGTTCGATCACCACGCAATCCCACACAAAGAACTCAGGATTGCCCTTTACCCCTTTTCCGGCCTTCCTATCGAGTAGCTTGAGAATTGTACCCTGGAATCCCTTGTGCGCCGCCACATCGCCCTTTTCCCACATTTTACTTACTCCTCCTCATCAGTCGGTTTATCTCCCCCGCAGGAACCCGCAAGGCCGCAAGTTGGGGAGTCACAATACTTACAATCAGACGATCCTTTTGGTTTCTCATCCACACCTTCAGCCTCAATTTCCGCGTCAATCGCATCAAGAACCTCCTTTGGAATATTGGCATAGAGAACATTGCCTTTTTGCGTAACGGTACTTGCCAACATAGAAAACACGACCATTCTATGTACTTCTACCGGAGCATGAGGAAAGGTATGTGATTCGGCATATTTCATGAAATTCAACCCGAGCATACAAAACCTCTCACCCTGCCGAGCGTTCTTCTCTCTCCTAATTTTGACCCCAACTTCCTCTAAGATTTTGGGGATGCTTATTTCGGATTTTGGTTTGGTCATAATCATTCGTCTCCTCCAGGTAATACCGGAATTTCCGTAGATCCCGAGAAAGAAATTTTACTCATGTAAGATTCGATTTCCGCCCGAGCCTGAGCTACCACGCCATCCATTGTTTCCGTCAATATATTACTCCCCCCTGGAAGCCCGAAGGCAATGAACCAAGGCCACCATCACATGGGACGGGACTTTGTTTCTGATCTTGATGTTTCGCGAAAGCCAGAGAAGATTCTCTACCTTGGAAATATCCTTCCTCATGGTCGGGATATCCGCAGTCTCCAGGAACTCGGCCAGTATGTGTTCATCGGTCTTTCCGACCGTACCCGGATCATTACTAGCCACAAAGTCCCCTACACACCCGCTGATTTTCACATCCTGCATTGCCTTACCCTCCGAAGTTGGCCACGAGTCCTTTGGCAAGGTGGCCGAAAAAGTGGTTTACGTCACCATTGGCGAAATCGATTTTCACGATCACGTCTTTGATCTGAGCTTGCTCGGAAGCCGGAGCCGCCTTGATGGCCTCGATCACCACTTCCGAGTCGATGAAGTGAACCATCCCCGATTCATCCTCAATCTCCCAGGACGCGAGGGGGAGATTCTTTTCCTCTAAGAAAGTCTCGAACCATTTGGTAAATGCGTTTTTCATTTTGTTTCCCTCCATTTTGTTTTTGCCTTGCTCCATCTTAAAAACTAGTATAACACCTATAAAAACGTTTGTCAAGAAAAAAAATGAAAAATCTTTCCTTTTATTTATCAATGGGTTCGATGATAACTAACATCTTCATAGCCCGTGTTGTACTCACTCCGCTCCTTGCACTTGCGACATACCCGGTTACCTATTCCAGTAGACATGAAAGAACGCTCACAAGAGAGGCATATCCTCTTAGTTTTCTTTACTTTCCGAGTTCCGTGAAATGGTTTTCCCATAGATCAGTACCTTCTCCGCTTTCAGATAGCGTTTTTTAAGGGAGGGTTTCGGGGCTTCTAATCTACCCCAAAGATTGTCATTGATATCCGCCAGCTTAACCGTTCGAGCGATATCATTTGTCAATACCCCTCCGATGTAAGATTCATACTCCTCTCCCTTAGCCCGAGTCAGGAGAACTACCGCATCGATCACGGTATCATCGAATCCCACCTTCTCCAAACGAGAGGGAGTCCAGTCAGGATCATCCTCGATCACGTCATGCAGGATTGCTACCGTAGTGTAAACCAATGACGGTATAATCTGCAAAATCTTTCCTGGAACGGACCCGCTCTGAAGATTCCTGACCTGTCCCCACTGCCAAAACGGGAGGGCTACTCGATGAGCATGAATCAAGGTCGATTCATCGTAAACCTCATGAGCTATTTCAACCGCTTTTAACACAAAATTCATGTTACCTTCGCCTTATTATCATCAGATTTCATTTTTTCACTCCGGGGTATCGACCCTGATCAGCATTGAATCCTCATCCATCAGGACTTTGGTTAGGGCTTCTGGCCCCTTTTCCAGAATCTCCAAAGCCTTAGTCGGCGTTTCAGATTCCACGATTGCTATCTTATCGATACCACTTACGCGAAGGGCAGTCTTTCCCGTTACACCATCCATCACTAAATATTTCGGCATCTCACTCCTCCATCTCCAGAATCGCAATATCATCATCTTGCATATTCCGGAATTTGTTGATTATTCTTTTGGCTTCCTTTACCGCATCCGTCCTTCGAGCATACCCGGAGGATCCTTTGCAAAGAGTAATCGCATTCCCCACCTTGATCATGTAAGTAAACTTTCCCCCCTTATTTACTATGAACACAATCATCTTAGGGTCACTCTTCGCGGCTTTGAGGAGTTTACTCATCACACCCCCTCATTCGCGATTTCCGTTAACTGGCGACGGTACTTCTTGAGCATGGTCCGAATGGCCTTCTCTTGTTTCGGGGAGAAAAAGCCCTTATGCCCCCACCACGTAACCATGGCCCCGGCGAATTTTGCATCATGCTTGTTGAAACCGATACCGTTTTGATGATGGGCTCCCCAGCAATCTTGCTCATCCGCCGTCTGACGATCCCAAAGGCGTTTTAAGGGCCGGTGAAGCTGATTCTTGGGCATGGTATCCAAGAGTTTCACTATCTTCGCCTCAGTCCACTCCTGAACGGCCTGAGAAGGCTTCTCATCCATGCCCTTCAGAGCCTCCACAAGTTCCGCTTTCTGCTTGAGCATGGCGTTCATCATCTCGATCATAGGGAGATGTGATCCATCCTCAAAATCGATGGCATGCTGAATGTCCCCATCCAGTTCATCGATAGATTCATCCAGAGTTTGGAGCTTAAACATGATTTCGTTGAATTCCATGGTCATCCCTCCTTAGAGCCCCTTGGCGTTTATCAGCCACTCAGGAAGTTCAATTATGGTTTTCTTGCCTTTCTCCCAGCCGGGCTCCAACTTGATCTGGCTTTTCGGGAGCCAAACCTTGTTTTCCAGACACTCAAAAGTCCCGTCGTTCTTGGCTTCCACGTTGGTTACCGCGAGGACCGCTTTCGGGGTTTCGTGAACTATCTTGGCGGTGATCATGAATTCCATTTTGTTTCCCTCCTTGTCTTTCTTAACGCTTGCCTTGTTTCCATTTCCCATCTTGAAAACTAGTATAGCACCTATAAAATCGTTTGTCAAGAAAAAAATGAGAAAAATTTAGGGAGCCCGATGCTCCCTAAATCAACCCTACACTAATAGGCATCGAAGAATGCAGGGTTTACTACTTCTCATACTCCCATCCCCGTTGAATGAGAGAATCATTCAGGTTTACCCCTACACAGGTCATTTCCACAACCCACCTTCCGTACTTGTCTTTCCCGAGCACCTGGATTGGGTACGCTCTTCCGGGACTGCAAACCCTCATGGATACCTTAGTGGCCTCCTGATAGTCCTCTTCCCCCCGTTCCGGCGTATCAACTCGATTCAGCCTTAAATGTTGATCGTGAAGCCATATCCCAAGCCCCACTTTGATATCTACAATAGCTGAATCCCCATCGATCCACCGGGTAATGGTGGCATCATACTCCCGGTCGGGGTAATCCCGATTTCGGCTTGAAGCCTCAGCATTAGGAATGTGAATAAAGAGAGGGATGAGTAAAAATGTAAATATCCCCCCTACCACAATGAAAAGCACCGTCCCTACTAAAACCCTAATCGCAAAATCCTTCATTTTCTCCTCCTTATGGGCCGGGAATAGCGTAAGGGCTAAACCTACTCCATATTGAATAATCAGTATCGTACCCCAATTCCAGGGTAAATTCATCGTAATCACCGGGGATGAATCCTTGCTTCAGGAGATCACGATACACCCGATCAACCATATTCGGATACCAAGACCAACCCAAACTCCCGTTATAAGAAGCCATAGCCCTCCGGAAATTCCCTTTCCGTTGTTTCAGATAATAATGGAGTATCTCAACCCCAAGGTAAATGTTGGTATCCGGATCGTAAAGATCCTCCACTTGCCAGGAATCTGGATGCTCTATTCGAGCCAAATCAAGATGCTCACCGCCATACCCTACCCAAAAAGGCATGATTTGACATAATCCTCTAGCCCCGGCATGAGATCGAGCCTTATGGTTAAACCCTGATTCGATCCAGATCAAAGCCGTGAATCGAATAGGATCAATCTGCCGACGGTAGCACTCCATCACAATCCGAGAAGCATAGTACCTCCGGGTTTTTTTACTCAGGATTGGAGCTTGCTTCCTCCCCCTGAAATACCTCTTCTCGGTATCAAGATAGGTAATGGCCCCCTCTACTAGTTTCACGGCCTCAGAAGGAGCTACGTTGGCCCAAAAGCAGGGTTTTGGAAGGGAGCACACCGGGCATACTAGCACTTCCTCCACCACCTTCTTCTCCACAATCAGCGGCTCACACTGGCGCTCCGCATGAGAAGGGCTATCCCCCGTAAGGAGAAGGCCCAAACACATGACTAAAAATACAAAAAAATTCCTCTGTCCCTTTCTCATCATAAATTCCCCAATAGCTCCCAGCATTTTTCAACCATGATTTTCTTCCCTTCCGGTAATCCCATGAATTCAAAGGCTTTTGCCCGGCGGAAGGCTTTATCTGGATGTGTTATCCGGGAAGCCATCAAAGCAACTTTCTTAACTCGGGTTGAATGAACGGGATGCTTTTGGAGCAACTTGCGAGCCCTCATCATATCATGCTCAGTAGTCTTGGCTTTGTCCCCGAATAGCTCTTCCAGAAAGTTAACTTTCAGAGATAACTCAAGGTTTTCTTTTGCATTCTCACTCAATTTAATCCCCCTTCGCAATCAAATTCCGAGCCTGGAAATAAAAGGCCATTGCCGCGTAAGTATCCGCCGAGTTTCCCTTAATTCGTGCATACCTTGCAAAAGCCTCGGCAATCCTGAAAGCATCAGCGGAATCCTTGACCAACACGGCCAGAATACCGGCAACTTTTACTTTGATTTCATCGGGGTAAGAATCGTGCTTGAACTTGAAACCTCTGACCCACGCAATATCATCACTTGTGGGGCATCCTGACGGCCCGAAAAAGGATTCCATTTTACTTAGATCATCCTGGAAATGGAATCCTTGAGGCTGAATGCTCGATAGGCCGATCTTCGAGTAATCGATTTCCAAGAACTCTACTTTCTTTGTTTCCTTGTTCGCCACCACGATAGCAACATTACTCTCCGGGATAAAATCCACTTCCACTCCGTAAACGTCTCTCAGTTCCTCTATTGAGGGGATATGCCATTCCATCATGGTATCTTACCTCACTTTTGTTTTTTGACTTCCAACGTTCACGGTGGAAAGGTCATGTTGGGTTTTGCACTTGGGGCACCGGATCACGCCTTGACGGTCATCGATAATCAGGTTAAAAGTACACTCCGGATTCCGGCATTTTATGGTTTTCATCACGATACCTTCCTTTCACACCGGCGCTCATCCTTCCAATCCTTGACCCGTAAGGCGGCTTCCTTGACCTTCCAGTCAGTCCACTCCCGATTCGCCAGCATGGTCAGTTCCTTGCGGCTCAGGTTCCTGAATCCCTCTTCGAGACGGGATATCTTGACTTCCCCGTCCGCCAGAGTATGCTCATGCTTAAGCCGCTCCACCTGATCCTGCATCTTTTCCACATCCGCTTGGGTTGATTCACTGGAATGGAGCATCATGTTCAAAAGGCTTTCGGTTTCTATGAGTTCCATTTCCACCTGATCCCTCCAGTTTTCCGCTCTTTCTATGCTCGTCATTGGTTTTCCCTCCTCACTTTTCTTAACGTTTGCCTTGCTTTGTTTTCCCATCTTGAAAACTAGTATAGCACCTATAAAATCGTTTGTCAAGAAAAAAGTGAAGGGAAAATGAATTTTTTATTTACTATATTTTATAATGGGTTACTCCGTATAAATCGCATAGCAGTCATCGCAAATATCCATAGCATCATAGTCGATGGGGTTGAAACACTCCTGGCAAATGGTTTCCCCACAACCACTACACGGGAATATGAGCAGTTCATGTAAACTTCTCTTCAGACATGATGAACCCGCCAAAAGGTACGGTATCACGATATATCTCATATCTGACCTCTTTAGAATCTACCCACTCCTTAAAATTGGCATAGATATACTCACAAAATTTCAGGTCATCCCGAGAAGGCTCCCGTACCCCGGTTTTGCTCCCTTTTCGGATATTGAGATACCGTTCTTTTTCATTATAGGTTGGCTCTTTCATCGTAATTCCCTTCGGACCTCTACTGAATGGGCATAGCACCTCTTGAAGTAAGACACGTCCCCTTTCAACTTTCGGATCGTCGAGATTAGATCCAGGGCATCTTGGGGAGTAACTTTATCCCATCCGGCCCATTCCGAATCAGGATCTCTCACCATCTTTAGAGCTTCCTTCTCGATTTCATCCATTCGATCTTTATTCATCCCGGTTTTCCTTTGGTTTATTGCCTTGATTTTCTTTCGAGCAATCAACTCTCCCCGCCTCAACTCCATCAGGAAGGTAGAGCTTTCCTCTCTTGAGACCTGAAACAACCGCCCCGCCATCATCCCGAGTAGTAACTTTGATCTTCTTTCGGGGGATAACTGTCAACCGCTTGTGGAGGATGTCAGCTACGATCAACCCCAAAACGGTGGGGACCAATCGAATCTTACCTTCCTCCTCATCTTGAACGATCCTCACGCATCTCTTGGCAATGAGCCTCTTGAATATCATCTCTGAAGGAGTTGCGTGACCTTTCATGGTAAGTTGCTCTGCCTCTGAGAGTCCTCGAATCACAATATTGGGATCGAACTCCTCCCCTTTTTCCCACTTTTCAGCCTCTTTGATAGCCCGGAGTTGTTGCCTGTTAAACTTCTCGATCAACCGTTGTTTTACTTGGGATCTCCGATCAAGTCCTTGTTTCCGATTTTCCTTTGCCCGTTTTCCGCTCATGGTTTCCCTCCATATTCATTTTCATAGTGCGTGCCAAAAACAGTTACACCGCCAGGAATAAAAGATAAACATGCTACTCCTTCCGCCAATCGATTGAAAGCATCAGCCGATTCACCTTTTTTCTTTGACTTGAAAAGGATGATATCCCCTTTTTCCGCAATTACCTGAGAACATTCACGCGCTCGGGATAAGATATAATCCCAAGGTTGGTTTTTCAATTCCACGGCCCATAATGGGACCGCTACTTCCAGCATAGCACTTAAATTTTCGCTCATCCTACTCTACCTTATTGTAATCTGCTACCATGTTGCCACAGACTGGACACACATTCAGAGGCTCCACTTGACTGACCTCAACCTTGTAGAGACTTCTCCCTTGTTGATCCTTTTTGAACACTTCCAGGGCTTTCTCCAGACTTCTCG